CCCTTGGGGGTCTGACCCCTTCGCGGCCTTCACTATGGCAGGGGTGAGTGTGCCAGCCTCGAAATTGGTGGAGACACTCCCGAGCCAGTCGTTGGTGGTGGCGACTATCTGCATAAGTTCATGCGCTCCTGCATCAGTGACAAGCCATTTGGTCTCTCCGGTCAGGTAGTCACTTGTTTGGTTCACTCCTGTCGGCAGGTTCTGCATGATGTATTGTGCTCTGCCGATGGTCTCTTGCTGCACTGCTTCTCTTAACAATGGGGCACCCTTCAATGGTGCGAGGCTCTTCTCCATAACGGTCGCCATGTACTCGGGGTTGTTGGCCAGGTTGGAGACTGCCTCAACTGTCCGCTTGGCTTGGGCAGGGACTGGGCGCATGTCCTTGTCCTCGCTCCCTGCGTTCCCGATGATGTAGAGCCGCCGTAGCCAGGGCTCCCGTATCCTGCCCGCCTTATCATATCGAAGTGACCCCATAGGGATGTGCTGCTTACTCTTCGGGGAGGTGAAGAGTCTTCGAACTGCTCGGTTCACAGCACGGTCCCTACGGAGTCGAACCTTGTTTTTAATTGCCTGGAGCGATGCCCTGGTTCTGATTGCCTGGGCTGGGTTGAGTATTGACTGGGTCATCAGGCCCGTAAAGACACCACCAACACCCCCTACAAATGCCCCCCCGGTGAGGCCAACTAGCCCATTGGACCCCTGCTTCGCCAGGTCTTTGAGTGCCCGAACCCCGTTCATGGTAGCGGTCATCTCACGGTAGGTCTGGTTCAGGTTCTCCATTCTTTTGAGTGTAGCGCCACCTCCCTTGACTCCATAGTTCTGCTCCATTGCTTTGATGAAGCGGAAGTAGTCAACGAAGGTCTCATCGAGGATGAGGTCGGGGATGCTCTGGACCTTCCTGGTCTGGTCTCCTGCGAAGGGGAGCCCGTTCTCCTCGGATACGAAGTTCTTAATCAATCGCTTAAACTTGTTAACGTCACCCCTATAGACACCCTTCTTAACGATGCCGCCGAAGGTCTGCTGGAACTTTGGCCAACGGGTGAGGAGATTGTGGAACGGTTTGTTGACGTTCTTCTGCAGTTTAGCTGCCCGTCCCCAGAGACCCTCGTTCTCGAGAATGCCTTTGAATCCCTCATAGACTCGTACAACCTGGGAGTGGGTGTTCATTGCCGCTTGGGAATTGTCGAATGGCTTGAGGTTAAACCCGTGGGAGCCGACAGACTTCTTCCAGTCGTCGAGTCGATTAAAGAGCCAGGGGGCAAAGTCACCCCATTGGCTTGGGGTCGAGAGCGCAGTGGTCAGTGGCTTATAGGTTTTGACCTTCTTGAACTTGCCACCTTTGACCTTACGCCTCACCTCTTTAACCACCTGCCAGCCTAGTTCGGGCTTCTTTGGGTGGATCTCGAGAGTGACGCCTAGACGAGTCTCCAGTTCTTTTCTAACCGATTCAAGTGTCTCTTGGGCTCCTCGGTCCAGCTTCTGCAGTGTTCCAACATTAACCCCAGCGCTATCGCTAAAATCACGCAGGACTTTACGGACATCAACCAGGGCTGTGTAGACCTCGTTGACTGCATCAAACTCATGACCGACCTCCACTTCTGTCGCCATGTGGCTTTTCTTCCCGGAACCTTTCGCGTGGGCCGATACATCCTTGAGGGTGTTCATCATGTCGTCGAACACTTCAACAGAGGCTTCGGCAGCATCGTCGATATGCTGGTCAGCGTTGAGCACTTTCCAGGCATACTTTGGGTCGTTGCGGAATTTTTGAAGGGTGGCGAAGTCTCCCTTACCGAGCGCTGCGGAGAGGTGGTCGATAGCTTCCCCGGCGCGCTTGCTGATTGGAGCTCCAGCCATCTTCTCGATGCCTTGGATGCCTTGGACCAGTTTGGCCCCCCCGGCTAGGCTCCCCCCGATTACACCCCCGAGCCCACCACCGATAAGGGCGAATGTCCCGATGTCGGTAAGAATCTCGTTTGCTGTTCGCTGCGAGTCCCCGAGTAACTCTTCCCCTATGGCATCAATGGTCCCGTAGGCGGCAGAGTCGGCAGCTCCCCCGAAAAATCCTGCGGCACCAACCCCTGCAGCTTTTCCGGCAAAGGTCTCAGCACCAGCGACACCGAGTCGAGACCCGATAAACTTCTCAGCGACCAGGCCCGACTTAGTGGCAAGCGCAGCGGGTGTGACCCCAAGCGCTCTTGCGGAGAGTTGTTTGGCAGTGGCTTTCGCTCCTACCTGAGCAGCACCTCGGGCGGCAGCGGCACCCCCACCGGAGAGGATGGTTGCAGCGGCAGCACCAAGGAAACCCCCGACTTCACCTATCCCTGCGGCAGCGGGACTCTGCTCTGCGTATTTGTCTACGTCCTCTGCTGTTAGGGGGGTGAACTTGGAGATGACCCAATCGGCAAATGGCTCAGTGAGGAGACCCCGGCTAACACCAATCCCGGCAGCGATTGCCGTGCCACCAGCACCACCGTACTCCTCCGCATCGAACCGTTTCTCTCTAGCGAGTGCTGTGTCGTAGACCCCCCCGTGGGAGAAGACGAGCGGGAGCTTTGACTCATCAACCAGGCCGAACTCCCCATTGGGAAGCTGGATGTTGACCCGAGTCCCCTTGGGGAAGGCTCTAGTCCCCGAGCGATAGTACCCCTCTACCTGCTCATCAGAGGTCTCGACCCATTGCTGGGTTTTGAAGTCCCACATCCTTGGCATTATTTACTCCGCTTCTTCAAAACCGATGTCGAATTTTACTTTGTCGATCGATTCATTGGAGACTCCCTGTAGGTCGCTATAGCTAATTCTTTTGGAATCAAGAGCCCATCTGGCGATGTCACCCTTCTTTAACCCAGTACCCCCCTTAGCCTGAAGGAACCCCTTGAAACTCTCGATGACATCTGAGCCATATGCTTTCTTGTGGTAATACTCAGGGAGGAGTTCGACCATCACTCGCCAGTCAAGGTCGGATGGTTTGGACCCTTCAAAGATTTGGACAATCTCTTTAACGGTGGTGTTCCGCGCCTGGATATACGCCTTAACCTTCCCCGCTCCCTCTTCCCCCCCATAGCCCCACATGCTCCCGTAGCGGGTGAAGTAGTTCAACGCATCCTTAAAGTCGATATCTCCCCAGATCTTCTTCAGGTCGTTAAATTGAGGAACCACCTTGGCAATCTTATCTGCTACCGTTTGCTTGCTCGATGTCCCGGTTGCCCCCGCTCTGAGGACCATGTCCATCTCTTTGAGTCGTCCGTTGAGCGCTGCCGTCGTTGCCATCCGTGTAGAGTCCATCACCGATTTGCTGTACTCAATCTCGAGTCTCTGCTCCATTGCTTGGATTGCCCGGAGTTTCAACCCCGATGCCATCGTTGACTTGAGCTTACTCAGCTTCAGCTTTGCGACCCCAAGTGCTGCCGCTCGCGCCTCGGCAAGTGCCCGAGACTCATTGCCGTGCTCCTGAATCATACGACCGTAGATGTTATTCTGGATGCTGGCTGCGGTTTGCAGCTTCCCAATCTCCATCTTCTGCGCTTGGATGTCCCGGTCGATGGCTTTGTTGATTATTGAGAGTGCCGTATTGGGGACTCTCCCCCCCGAAAGACCCTGGGCATATGCCCCTGCCGCTGCTGCTATCGCGGCACCCACCACTTGCCAGGTCGATTTGTAGGCTCGATTAGGGTCAATCTCGTAGTTCAAAATCTCGTTGTTGATGTTGTCTAGCTTCTGTCGCTCCCCTTCTGCTGCATCCTTCTGGGCATCAGCGAGGCTGGTTCGCTTTGCTTCGAAGTCATTGCGGAGGGAGATAGCTTCATCGAAAGCCGCACCCTGATCCTTGTTCGCCTGGGTGACAAACTCCATCTGCTCTTTGTGCAGCTTCCGTAGACCGTCGAGTTGGTATCGGAGTTTCTTTTCAAACGCTGGTCCCGCTGACTGGAGAGCACCAGCTAAGGAGTTAATCTGCCCTTCGAGTTGTTCCAGGTAGGTTGGGCCCGTGGGGGCAGCGGCAGTTCCGGCCACACCCACGCCCGGAGTCAGCGTGGTAACCCCGGGTTCTCCCGGCACATCCCCCTCCCCGGTGGGGACTGGTTGAGGCTGGGAGGTTAACTCGGCATAGTAATCTGGCGAGGTTCCTCCACGAAGTCCCTGTCCCGCCGTTAATGCTGCCGCTAAACGTGCTTTCTTGGCAGGGTCCGTTGTGGCTTGGAGCCGAGCAAGGTCAGCATCTTTCTCTGCGGCTCGGGACTCGGCAAGTGCGGCTCGTGCATAAGGAACCGGGGAAGTCCAATCCTCCGGGTGGAATGCAGCACCACTATAATCAAGTGGTGCCCCTTGAGTCGAGTCGGCCCCAGGGTTCGCCAATGACCCCGGAGCATAATCACTCTCTAGCCAAGCGGTTGGGCTCGTATATGGGCTACCCATTGCGTACTCCTTTTAATCCGATGAGTTCTTTCTGAAGTTCCCCGACCTTGGAGTCCAACTCCTTCATTGCCTCAAAAAGCACTGCGGTCATCTTCTCGTAGTCGATGTGCCGGATGCCTTCGCTGTCGTAATGGACCACTTCGGGGATGGCGCTCTCCACGTTCTGAGCAATGAACCCCATCGGAGTTATATGCAGTGGGTCTACCGGGGGGGTCTTCCAATCCCACCGGACTCCCTGGATGGCTCGCACCTTATTGAGGGAATCGGTGATGGGCTCTACGTTCTCTTTGAGGACTGCATCGGAACCAGTCATAATAACTGCCCCCGCCAAAGTCGCCAACCCACCGATGATGCTGCTGACAACCTGCGTTCTCCCTGCCTCCTGCCCCATTAGCCACTGCTGGTGCATCCCCTCCTTTGCGAGAGCAACCCCGGCACCTTCTTTACGAGTGGTGATAAGGAGGTCATCGAGGGACTCTTGGGCTTTGAACTGCTCTTCTTCCCGAGCGGTCTTAATTAGTCGTTCAATCTCTTCCCCTTTTTGACCCATCCCGGTCCTGAGTGCTCTGGCGAGTGCGGCTTTGTTTCTTCCGGCCCGACCAACCCCCCCGTAGAGCTTCCGCCCAGCTTCGTTAAGTTCCTTTCGTAGGTCGGTCTCCCACTTCTGGACCCCGGCTGTGCCCTCGGCTATTCGGGAAAGTTCGATGGCTTTGTTGTAGACCCGGTCGTCTGATAGCCCCGCTTCTTCGCGGTTCATGGCACCGCTCTCGCTGCCCTCTCCCCACCACCCTTGCTGGCTCCCGTAGCCACCCTCGAAACCAGTCTGTTCCCCGTAAGGGGTGTTCGGCTCCCGTTCCGCCGCAATGCGCTCTTGCTCCTCTTCGGCTTGTTGGTGGGCCACTGCTTGTTGTATATCGCGCATTATGCCACCCCCAACCCAAAGCTGTTAATCGCGTCAAGAGGTGCGTCCACCCCAGGGATTCCCCTCGCAAGAGGCTCGCCAGGGCCCGCAGGTATCTCCCATGGCGTTTGGGGTCCAGGGTCTAATTCCCACTCCTCTTGGTACTTCCACTCCTTTAGGTCTTTCTTCGGCGGAGCGGCAGAGGCCTTTTGCGGTGTTCTCTGTGCTGCGAGCATATCGAATGCTGCTTTCCAGTCGCGGGGTTTCTTTGTCTGTTTCGCATACCACTGGTCGTAAGCTGTGTCGGACCCGTTAAAGAACTCCTTAAGAACAAACTCCCCCCCCTTGATGCTTTTTCCATCCAGCTTTTCAGGCCACACGGTCAGGGGTGGTTTTGGGGGGATCTTCCCTGTCGCCGCCTCGCCCATGGTTGTAAGGAGCCCCTCGTCCACTCTTATATCGTCGAATCCGAGATGTCGTGGAGCACTCCCCAATCGCCCCCCCGGGGCAGTCTCTGCCATAATCGAGTCAATCTCTCGCTGCTCTTTCCACTTGGGGATCCCCACAGTTGCCATCTGCCCAAGCAGTGTAGCCCCAGCGCTAACGAGTGCAGTCTGTTTAGCCACAGCCGCTGCTTCCTTGGCAATCTTCCGGTTCATGTCGAACTGCGCTTTGCCTTTCGCCATCATCGCCTCGGTGGATGCCTGGGCCCCCGCTCTGGCAACGTCCTTCCCCTTCCTACGGGTGGTCTCCCTCCCGGTGGCTTCGAGTACCTGGGGAGTGGCTTGCCCCATGTAATCCTGCATTAGCTGCATTCGCCGCAGGGGGTCTCCCCCAGACTCTACGGCAGACCGCCGCAGTATCTCTCCAAAGAGATTCTGGGTTTGCCCGGGGAGCGCTGACTTTAGTTCTGCCATGTTTAACTCGCTTGTTTGTCGCTATCGACTTTGAATCTGGTTGCGGATGGTCGTTGACCCACCTCGAACAGGAGCCCCTCGGGACTCCACCCCTTTCCGGCAGACCCGGATGCCATCGTAAACGACACCCGGAGACTCTCGGCTTTCTGCTGTGCTGGTTTCATCACAATTTCGGAGGAGCCCTGACTGTTATCCGCCCCTATCCCGGTTGCGGTGACGGTGCTCGTAAAGGTCTCGTTGGAGGCAGACCCGTTGAAGTTGGTCGAGGAACTCAGTTCCAGGGTCGTGGTATCCCCCGAGCTCGCAGGGTCGTATGTCCCGAGCATCATCATTCGGTAGACCCGCATCTTCCCCCCGTAGTCCGGGAATTGAATCCAAGATGTCTCGGCGCTGCAACTGACTGGGATTGCAGACGCCGACTCGTAGGTGTCCCCGTAGGGCAGAGTCGAGGACGTATCCTTGTACTTATATAAGTAGCCATCAGAGTCACAGAGATAGAGGACCACGTTATTATTTGCGTCCACCCAACTGTGCCATTCAACGCTATGTCCATCCATGAAGGACTTCGATAACTCGATGCGATACCACGCTTTGAAGTAGTAGTTAAATACTAACGCTGTTCGGTTTACTGCCCCGGAGAGGTCGTCAGGGTCACCCCCCCACAGAGGGATAAGCACTTCGTTGGTCAGGTCAAAGACCAGTGGGTCATTCGCAGAGTCAAAGCGGCTGTAGTCATCCACCGCTGCGCCCACGTTCACAATCTGCAAGTCTCTTCCTGCGATGTATATCCCATTTTGCGACGAGTAGAGTACGCCGAGCGGAGTCTCAGCAATGAACCCCCCCGGGCGGACACCCTGCCCCTCCGAGACTTTGACTGGTCGCGACCATGTCCCCACTCCGGTGGAGTTCGGTCCTTCTCCATCGAGCCCGTAAATAGCATCCTTCGTGAAAAACAAGAAGCTGGGCCCGTTGGACGCTATGTGCGTAATGGGTGAGTCTATAGCGTCCCCGTATAAAGCATACGCTCCTGCATTCTCTGCAACCACACCTGGGAAGGTGGCTCCAAATCCGGGTATCAAGCCCAGGCTGGAGTAGAGAATGTTCTCGGTATTTGAGATCATAAGGGAGTCTTTGTGCCGTGCGATGTCCACTGGGGAGGAGATGGGGTTCCCCGCGAGTTGGGCAGGGACCGCATCCCAGACCAGCGTCTCAGAGAAGATGCTATGTTGGGTACTGTCGATATCGGTGTAGTTGATAACTCTGTCTGTAGGACTGAACGAGTCCCCCCACGCATTCGCTTCGATGGTGTCGTGCAGATAGTGAACTGTCCCGTCCGTATTGGAGCGGTAGATATTCACGGAGTATGTGCCGGGGTTGCCGTCTTTGCCAGAGAATCGATGGTTGGTCGCCTGACTCAGAGCAATGAACAACTCGGCTCTCTTGGTCGCGGTGTCAATGTCCACCTCGATTGGACCTGCCGGGGGGGAAATATGCTTCACTCCCTCGTCGTCCTGGAACTCGTAGGTGACGTAGTAGACGTATTTACCTGTCGGCAGCGGCGTAACGAGCTCTTCGATAGCGTATCCATTTTGGATTACCGGAGAGAGGAGAAACTCACTCTCAACGAAGCGGTTCCCGTCATAAGACCATAAGAGCCCCCCGCAGGTGTAGAGTACCCCATGTGCCGACTCACTGCGAAAGGGGCGATACGGGTTAGTGTCCCACTTCAAAAGGGCTGGTTGAGCATGAGTGAGCACTCCATAAGTGGCCCCCAGGTCTGCCATCGACCCCCCGCACCAGAACTCCGTACTCCCAGCGGTTGCCCACCGACCCTCCGTTATCCGGGAGACCATGCACTGCATGTTGCGAGATGGTCCTTCCTCCGCACCCTGCTCCATCGAGCGGTACTCCAGGAGGCTATTGAGCCCAGCGTTACCCTTCACACCATGGGCCTGAATCTTCCCGGTCTGGTCTGCGAGGAAGGTAATGGAGTTCAAGGATAGGTCTGATGGACTCGCGTAGGTGTTCAACCCCGAAGCGATGGAGGTCGGTTGAGCCATACTCACCCACCAATAGCACTTATCTGTAGCGCTACCGGGGGGGATAAACCCGTCACTCTGGATACTGGCGTTTGACCAGAGACCACGTTCTTCGGTTCGTGCCCCGCTGCTTACGGTAAATTTAGCGTAGACGATGTGGGTCTTCTGGGGCTGGTACAGGTCGGTGGCATCGTCCGAATGCATCTCTGCCATTATATGGGCGGATGTCCCGTCGTACACCACTCCTGCTCGGGCTAGGCAGAGAGTTTCGGCAATCCCTGTACCTGCGGTTGTGTATATCTTCGACCCCCAATCAACGGCGATTTCGTCGTCGCAGCAGTAGATTTGCGGGTACTTGTTGGCGCTAACGTCCTCGGAGTTGTACCCCACAATGATGCGGCTTAATCGGTCAGACAAAGGGGCTCCATTGGCATCAACGGAGTGGAGCACCTTAACGAATGGCTGCGCGACCCAGTTCTTCTGCGTCGGGTTTTCTCCTGCCCCGAGACCGGAAGCACCCCCCCGGAGGAAGCGGTTGGGGTTTGAATAGTAGCTGTCCTCTGCCTGGACATCCACCGTGCGTACTGAGGCGAGTAGCGCTGGTGTTGCAGCGGAAGACGCCTGGAATTGACGGACAGTCGCCTCAATAAATCCCGTGGTGAACAGCACAACGCTCACGTCATCCAAAAAGGTGTATGCCGTATCCGATGTCAGCAACCAGTCAGCATCCCATGCAGGGTAGGCACCGTTCTGAATGGAGAATGTGTGGAGCGTCCCTTTCGTTACTAGCTGGAGATTAGCATGTGTCCCGTTTGCTGTTGTAGCAGAGTAGTAGCGGAGGAGTTTCCCTTGCTGGACAATCAGAAAAACGTGTGGAGTCCCCGGGATTGTCAACAACCGGAGTCTGGGGGCCCAGAAGAGAGAATCCCCCCCGGTGTCCTTATAGGTTTGCATAACGACATTGGACGTATGCGTGAGGGAAAGGGCGCTGCTCAGTGTGAGGGTAGTGGCGGTGGCTGCGTCTACAAGGTGCTTTGTGGTCTCTGCCCCTGCATCGGAAGAGACATGAACGTAGTTGCCAACAAATGTCCGGTGAGGAAATCCGGTCCCCGTAACCGTGGTACTCGAAGCGTTTGATATGGCTCCATCAAACAGCACACTAGTGTCGAGGCTATCGGCCAACTCCGTGGTTGGTACAATCGTTGCCCCGGTGTGCCTGTCCCGGACCATGTACTTGTAGACGACAGTGTTACCGGGGGTGGCTTCCCCGATGTCATTACCATCCCCATCGGAGTTATAGGGTTGCTCTGCCCAGGCGAGGTACTCATAATTCCCGCTGATGGCGTAAGACAGGGTACCACTGGTGGATTGAACATCTCGGTTAATGAACTTCGACTCACTTCGGACGTTGAGTACATCGGCTCGCTTAACCCACTTGTCGTCAGTCGTTTTGGAGAAGACCTCTTCCCCGTCGTAAACCAGAATCTCATCACCGAGATGAGCCATAGCCTTAGTGGTCTCGATAGTTCCTGCGGATGTGTCCCCCACTGCGACCGTGGCTTTGGGGTATCGGTCAAACCCGAACCTTCGGTCCAACCTCCCGGTTTTGTCCATGCGGAAATTCTTGCAGTCCGTGAGCTCGCCAGCCGCTTGGGATTTCTCGGAGGGCTTCTGGTTAATACCCTTAAGGAAAGGGAACCCGATTTGTGTCTTCTGTAATGCCACTAGAACACCCACAAGCTGACGGTCACATTTGCCGTCGTTGATATCGACAATTCACTGGCGTTGTTCGATGAGAGCACCTGAACGTCTGCCGCATTCGACCGCTTCACCACAATGGCTCCTTTGGCCTTCCTGCCGAGTCTGTGCCTTATCCGATTTGTTTTTACCGTTACCTCGCCACCACCCCCCCCGGAGACATTGGGTGCGGTTGGGATTGTGTATGTGCTGCCGCTGTACTTAATGTGCTTGAAAACCGAAAATTCGTCGATATCACCCCTAAAGCTCCCGCCAAAAGAAGGCCCAGCGCTGCCAATCCTACCTGCCGTCGTGATATCTGTAGGTGCCCATAACCCAGGTGGTGCTGGGTCTTGAGGTTGGTAGGTGGAGTAGTTCTGGACGGTGCATCTCCTGCCCGAGAAGTATAGCTCCCATTGTGAAACACCCCCACCCATATCTTTCCGGGTCACAGCAAAATGACGCCAAGCCTTTACCGAAGTACCCACATCGTAACCATACCAATCCCCGGTACCTACGCCGGATTGGACATCAAGCCACCAGGCATTATTCGACCCATCAACAATCCGTCCACCGACCTCATTCCCGCCGTATTGCCAAGTCCGAAAGTAGACATTGTCGAACCCCCAATGGATCATATCTAAGTTAGGGTTATTATGTCTGGCCCACCATTCTATCGTGAAGTCGCCTGTCCCTAACCCAAGATCCGGGAAGTCTATGTACGAGGAGCCTGTGAAATTTGCCGTCTTATCAAACCCAAGACCAGAAGCGGCTGAACCGTCTGTCGAGCCAGCCCCGCTTGTCGCATACGTTCCCAGGCTGGTTGACGTACAGGTGTGGGAGTTGCCGCTTGAGTCCACAACGTCGTCATCAAGATGCAGTAGCAGTTCAGAACCACTTGAGGGAGTCCCGCTCTCCGGGCGAAGCAGTACGTCCTCAATAAGAACACCGTCGAGTATCGGTACCCCATTTAACTGGGTGACGACATCCTGAGTCGATTGCGCGACCTCATTGACCCCGGGGGTCTCGTGGCGGATGCGTCTGTAAGTGATACTCATTTACTTCATCCAGTTTACATAATTGCTCTGTAGCGTCCCTGTGCTGACATCGGTAATCCGGTAAGAGTCTCCGGGGTTTCTTGTCGCAGCATTCCCTCGAATCCCTTCTTCTACCTTCTCTCGGAGGGCAACGTGCATCTTCACGTCAGACTCCTCCTTCATCAGGCACTTGATGGTCCCATCGAGGATAATGTACTCTTCGTAGCCCCGGGCAATCTCCCGGTCCACAGAGTTAAGCGCGGTCCCCACGTTGGACACAGTGAACGGGCCCGGTGCGACAGTCTGTGGCGGAGTCACGGTCAGGGTGGTTGTCCCTCCTACGCTTGCTACCGTAGCGGTCTCCCCGGTGCCCCAGGTGATGGTTGCTCCCGCAAAGTCGCTTGTCCAATTTGTCCCAACTCCGGTGACGGTGGTCGATGACTGGGATGCCGTGCCTTCGGAGAAGTCCAGGAAGACGCTTGGCTCGGGGATGTACCAGAGAGTAGCGACCCCGCTTGTCGTGTCATCGGGGATAAACCGAAGTTGGTCCCCTTGAATCTGGTAGTAGAGACTCGAAAGCGCTGTGTTCGCATAAAACGGATTTGCGTAGGCTCTCCGTTCGCTGAACATAAACGGCTTTAGGCTGTAGGTCATGCCCCCGGTAGTGAAGTCTACGCCCAGGGCTTTATAGAAATCTGCTGGCACCGTGGTAGGATTCCCCCCCGGGAGAGCGATGTCGGGGGCGGTCTTCACATAGTAATTTTCGTATAGCGTGACGAGCAGGTTGTGCAGGTCAGCTACCGACTGATTAACCATGTGCGTGACTTCACGGTCGGTGACGAAACTCGACCCAACCATGTCTGCGCGTTCCCTGATACGGGTGATTAATTGGGTCAAAGTCGTCGTGTTCATTCATCCAACTCCGCAAACATTTGGTCTTCCCAGTATTCGAGTTGCGTAGGGTCACACGCCCTGCTTAATCTCGGCGTACACTCCGGCTTTACAGTCGCGCAGGAAGCAGACACCACCAAGAGCAATAAGAGCCATCTAATCATCATCAATCCGCTACTAATGTGACGGTATAGGTCGCGGAGTTGGACTTGAATTTAAGAACAGGCTCGCCGCTATTGTCTTCGATGTAAAGTGCGCCCGTCGTCTTCGCGGTCGAGGACGACCCTATCTCCCGATTAGCGGGGACAGTCGGTTCGGAGATAGAAGACATAAACAGTGCGCCATCCCCAATATCTAATCGACCGAGAGGCTTGTTTGTTGTCCCGTTTCCGCCGGGAACAAAACTGTGACCTCCTGCCATATAGCCGACACCAAAACGGCCATTGGTATCGATCATAACCATCCCCTGAGTAGTCCCTCCTACAAAAGAGCCGATTCCGTGGGAGCCTAAAGAGAACGGGGCATCCTCCAGATTAACCATCAAAGCATGCCGCGCTCTGTTTGCTCCTCCGCTGTTTTCAGTGTGCTTCAACAGTGCGAAGCCGCTCATTCCGTAAGCCGCCGTTGGGTCGGAATCCCCAGCCGCCGTAAACCTAAACCCGCACAGCCTTCCCGCAACATTATCGTCTTCGTGAATGTGGAGTTGTTGTCGAGGCTCATCCGTTCCGATACCAACCCATCCGGCATATCCCGTCATGCCGGGGTCAGCGGTAAAGGCTGTTTCATCCCCCAAAACAAAAAGGGCGTTGCTCTCGCTATCTCCAGCCTCGACCCTGAAATCGACCTCTGCGCCAGACTCGTTAATCGTGACCGCCCCATCCGGGTCAAAGCCACCGCCACCGCCACCGCCACCATGAATAATTACAGCCACAATCTACCTCGTTGGTTTAGGGGTTAGTCGTGAAGTCAGTACGCTTGATATGCCCCCAGAGGGAGTCCACCGGAAGACGGCTTGTGCAACAGGGAAGTCATAAACGATGACCGTTGGGGTTGAGTGTGCCACAGCATCCGACTGGACCACATGTGCTGTCCCGTCATTATGTACGATGCAGAAGTGTGCAGTGCCACCCTGTGCTGTCGCGTTAACGTACCATGTCACCCCGGCATTGTTGGAGTTGTCCCATCCGTGATCGATGTCGTCGGTGTTCGCCTGGGTCGTTTCTTTTTCAAGAGTCCTCATATGAATCCCTATCTTAGACCGTTACCCGTTCCCGGTGTCCGGTATCTGAATTACAAAGTTAGACCCCCGTATAAAAAGAGCCCGTGCCGCTGAGTTGCTGCCCAAGTAAATGGGTAAACGGGGGAGTACGACACGGGCTCGTTCAGTTAAACGCTGCTGTTTTTCAGCCAAATCATGCAATAAACAGACTTACCCTCAAGATTACCCTCGGTCTGCACTGTCCCATCAGCCTCCAAGTATTGCACCTTGATTGTCTTGTCTCCGCCAACGTCTTCGGTGACAAGCTGCTCTGTCGTCCCTTTTCCAAGGTCAGTATCCAAGTAGGTCATAGATACCGCGACCAAGGAGTTATAACGGTCGTTCAGCGTGATAACCTGCTGCCCAGTAGCGGAAACCCCAACAGTAAAGCCCTCATGGACCAGCGTGTCAGGGGTACCTGCACCGTCCTCAAAGGTCCACTTCCCCGTGAGGCAAACAACCTCTTGAGTTAGTGACCCGCCAAGCGGTTTAAACATTCGATTAGCCATAATTCACCTCGCTATAGAGGGGGGGAAACCAATCCCCCCCGGTAAGAGTCCTGTCAATTACGCCAATGCGATACGAGCGTTGTACCCAGGAGCGGAACAGCCCATTTGCGCGTAGTACCCGAGCCGACATTCGTAAGCGTCTGCTCCAGAATCCCGAAGAATCTTGTTGTCGTCGAGGTCGAGGAACTGTGGTGCAGCTCCAAGTGAGTTCAACGACCAAGTATCCATCTGCAAGAGATAGATTGCGTCGGGGTTACAGTTGAGGTCAGGAGCGATTTTAATCTCCCCGGACGGGCCCACGATGCTGATGCCGTTGAAACCAATCTGGACATCTGGCGCATTCAGCGTGGTGTATCGAACCCGAGCTCCCAAGGATTTCTCCAGAGATGCGTAGGTTTTGAAGTCACAGAAAGCGGTGTCAGGTCGTCCACCGTCGCGAGCGACTTTGGATGCTGCTTCAATCAGCGCCTCTTCCACGGGCATCGAGGAACCGTCGAAGCGAACCCCACCGAGTCGGGTGGAGTCTACGGAGCGGTCAACGCCGAAGAAGCTGCTGTTTGCCGCAGGAGCCGCAGCGGGGAGCCAACCATCAAGGCCAGTAACCTTTTTGCGGTTACTTGCCGCCATGTAGTCGCCTTCCTGGAATATTACGTTCGTGGCTACGATTTTACCAGAGGCAGTCCCCTGGGCCACACCGATGGTTCCCGCATCACGGTCCACAGTGGTAATGACCATCGCAGTGCCAGGAGCACCAGCAGTGCTCGCCGCAGCGACGATACTCATGCCCACCTCGAAGTTGGTAACCTCCTCGGAGTTTGCAAGCGTAATGATGTCAGGGGTTGCTAGTACGGGGGGGGTTGCGCCAGGGTTTGCCGCAGTTCCCGCGACCACCGTAGATGCAGTACCGATTTTACCGCTACCGTCGCCATACATGGAGACTGCGAGAGAACGGGTTAGTGAGTTGAGCGCTCCGTCGATTTCCATTGTTAGGTACTGGAGGAATGCGTTGTTATCCCCCCGGGTAGCCTGGACTGTTTGGCCATCAATATAGGCGAAGGAGTAGTCGGATACCCGAGTCAGCGAGAATTGCGCCAATTCGGAGGTAGAGGCATTTCCCTGCCCAGTAACAAAGTCAGACGACCGTCGCTGTGGGTCATGGTAACGAACAGGGATGGGCAGACTGAGCCCCCCGAATTTCGTGTATTTCGGGATGACCCCCAGAAATGGGTTGTTGCGGTAGACCATGTCTGCCACGCGAAGTGCTTTGTAGTGAATTTTAACTGCCTGATTGACAGAATTGAAATCGAGTGGAGAACCGGATGCGCTCACAGCCATAATAAACCCCTATTGGGGCCCATTATCTATGCGGAGGTGCCCCAGAAATTGAGAGTAGAAGCCAATTGTTCAAGTGAATCATCCCTGGAAGCGAACGCACTGCTATTAGGGTCCGGCAAAGACGCAGGACTAGCTGTGTTTTCATTCGTCAGGGTTTTTGGTCTAGGGGGAACTTTAGATTCCGCTGCTGGAGTGACCGACTCAATGGGTGGCGCTGCTGCTCGGAGTTTTCTTGACCGCATAGAATTACGGACTTGTTGTTCGAGGTGGTCCTCGACGATTTGGCAAGCCTCCTTGTATGGCAGAACCCGCTGAGTGGCGTTGTAGGTTTCCCTAATTACGTCACCAACAAGCTGCTGCGCTCCTTGGAGCCTTACTAATTCGTATTCATCACTGTTATTTTCTACGAACCCGTGGACTTCGTCAATAAATTTATCGTATGCCTGGGCTTCAGAGGTCGTTTTTTGCTCCTCTGCCTCTTTAATTTTCGCATCTTTTATCGACGCCATCTCATTTCGCAACTGGCTGATTTCGTGGCGCAACTCCAAATCCGGTGGGGCCTTCTCCCCATTGAGCACCGTGTTCGTCAGGTCGTCGTAGGATAAACCGTACTTTTTAATGAAAGCGAGCGGGTCTTGCCGAGCCTGTTCCCGTAAATCGACCTCATTTATTCCCTTACTCCCCCGAATCTCTCCTCGAAGTTCAGCGAGTTCACGCTCCATCGCCTTATTCTGCTCGGTCTGCTCCCGGACGCCACGCTCTCGACGTGCCAATTCCGCAAACTCCTTTGACTCCTCGGTTGGAATCGTAGGCCGGAATGCCATTGGTTCGGGCGCTGCCTCCTCCACCTGAGGTGCATCCCCTGCTACTGCCTCCACCGGGGGGGCTACTCCTTCGACAGAGACCTCCCCAGTCTCCATTTTAGCTGCTGCTAATTCTGCTAACGCTGTAGCGGTTTCCTGCACATCTGCTGCTGATGCCATCTTTATCTCCTATTGCATTGGGCCCATTGGAGCCCCTCCCGTTGCTGGGGGTCCACCTGCTGGCGCACCCTCCATAGATTCACCTAAGATTTGCTCGATTCCCGGAGGTGCTGGGGGTGCCCCTTCAACTCCAGCCGGAGGAGGTGTGCCCGGACCACCTGCCATAGGCCCCCCCGGGGCTGCGCCCATCATCTGTTCCTGGTTCGCTGCCATCTCCATCGACGCGAGAAGTTCCATAACCTCCTGCATGAATCGGACGAGCAACCGCAGTCGGTCATCCGGGGCTTTATTGATACGAGCCACCAGATAGGCAGACTGAGTCTTCTG